CACTCTTGGTGCCGAATCTGCCGCGTCAATGCTTAAAACCATGTGGCCGCCGCTTGATAACGAATACGCATCATGGAAGGCAGGGAAATTCCCAGGCGCGCCAACGATGGTCAGAACCGGAGCGCTGAAAGCATCAGTTGACAATCTCCAACGCAACCCATCAAGCGATATTGACAAAATGGAGGCTGTGTTTGCTGTTGATTCCGACTATGTGCGTTTTCATCAGTACGGAACGAGGAACATGCCAGCACGACCAATAGTTTTTGTGCCGCGCGACTTCCCACAGGAATTTGGCGACAAAGTTGCCCAGTACGTCTCCGAGGGCAAGGTGCCTAATGATTGATTTGATGAATGGCGCTCACGCCGCAAGAAAGTACGTAAACGACTATCTGGCCCAGGACGTGCCACGCAGGTTGGTGACTTACCGCAATGGATGGCATTTGGACTCCACGCAGTTGCCGGATCCTGTTGAGTACATTTACCACGAGCCACTGGCTATTGACGAGTGGCCGACGGTAATTACCACTGTCCTTTCCACTAATCAGATCCGCAGAATCGAATGGGCGTACGGAAACCCCCTCTACAGAATTTCCTATTCGATGCGGACGTACGTCTGGGTAAAAGCAGATGATTCACTCAGTTGCGGAATGATGAGAGACAGGCTGACAACCGTAATTAGAGCAGCGCTATTGGACTACCCTTGCCTCAAGGCGTTTGATTCACGGACAAGTTTTAGGGCATTGATTGATGAATCGTCGTTACGTGAAGAGTTTTCGGATATAACCCTCCTCAAGGGCGACCGAGTCATGTCCGGAGCCTTCATCGGCTACACGCTTGAAATTGACGAAGTTGTTATGCGCGCCGACATCGGAACAGTTGACGAAGTGGAAGTCCTTTCTGTTCAGGTTGGCGATGGCAGCGAATTCCCGGACTTGGCTGATCTTTAATTCAGAACAATTCATAGTTGCGCAATTAAAGAGTTTTTTGTCTTACAATGAGATTCACATACGGGATTAAGCCCTAGTACGAATAGGAAGGTCCTATGCCTGGTGTAGTCATATCAACCTCAGTCAGAACCGGTCCATCAACTGCGACGGTTCGTGAGTCATCACAGCTTTTCATTGTCGGCCTTGCTGAAAAAGGTCCATCAGATGAGGCCGTGCTCGTTCAGAGCATTGCCGATTTTGAGGACACTTTTGGCGGCTATCTATCAACATCGTACCTGCATCCAACGGTAGAGACCTTCTTTGAGGAGGGCGGCACGCAGGCATATGTCGCCCGCGTCGTTGGAGCAAGCGCGACTGTTGGTGAGCTAACCCTCCAGGATGGCGGCTCTGACGTAATTACGCTTACCGCCAACGGTGCTGGTGACTGGAGCGCAGACGTTGACGTCGAGGTGACTCATCCAAGCGGTTCGACCTTCAAGATCAACCTTTACTACAATGATGACCTCGTCTATACGACGGGCACGGTAAGCACAGCAACACAGGCAGTCGGTCGGATCAACTCCAGCACGATTGCCTCTCGCTATGTCGTGGCGTCGGTTGACAACTCGGCTCTCATTCCGGATGTCCTTGCGGCAACCGCTCTTTCAGCTGGTGATGACGATGCGGCCGCTGTTGTGACCGCAGATTACGTAGACGCCCTTGATCTGTTCAATGATGCGCTCGGAACTGGTGCCGTCGCTTGCGCTGACGACTTCAGCACGACGATGCAGGAAGCGCTCGTCGTCCATGCAAACACAAACAGCAGAGTCGCTCTACTGTGCGGTGAGGAGACGGACAACGTCGCTGCCGCCAAGGCAGACGCCCTCAACCATCAGGGCAACGACCATGCAGAGCATGCCGCGTACTACTACCCATGGGTGGAGACACCAACAACTGTTGCTGGTGTGACTCGGTTCATTCCACCAATTGGGTATGTCGCTGGCAAGCGTGCAAGCGCGCACAACCAGACCGGCCCACATCTCCCAGCCGCAGGTCTACTCTCAGCTGCGCGTTTTGTTCTTGGTGTCAAGACAGACATTAACAAGACCGTTGGGGATGATCTTGACGAGAACTTCGTCAACGCAATCCGAGTGATCCAGAACACGGTCCGCATCTACGGTGCGCGTTCTTGCTCGTCGGACGAGAGCAACTTCCGTTACATCACCCAGCAGGACGTGGTCAACTCCATCGTCTCTGAGTGCTACCGGTCGCTTGAGGACCTCGTGTTCAGCCCGATTGATGGTCGCAACACCATCTTCGCGAACATTGAGGCACGTCTCGTCGTGATCCTTGCTGGCATGAGGGACCTAGGCGCCCTTTACCCAGCCTTTGACACCAACGGTCGCCAGATTGATAATGGCTACATCGTGAAGTGTGACTCGTCAATTAACCCTGCCACGCAACTCCAGACCGGCCTTGTCAGGGCTCGCGTCGGTGTCCGTGTCAGCAGCGTTGGCGACAGAATCGAAATCGACATTGTTAAGTCAAACCTGACCAGCTCAGTCGTCTAACGGAGGAATAAGAAATGGCAAAAATAGCGCAGAGACAAGTACTTGCGGAAATCTTCCCAAGCAACTTCGCTAATAACGCAAAGCAGCAGACCAACGTTCAGACCAACCTGCCAAAGTGGACCGGTTTCCGCTTTGCTCAGGTGTCGGGCGGCGAGATCACTGCCTCCGTGGAGAAGATCTACGAGGGCGGCAAGGCTCGCCCAACGGTTCTTTGTGCGCCATCAGAAATTGGTGACATCACGCTGACCGCTCACTACGACGATGACATGGTCCCGGCAGATACTGCTGCTGGCATCGGCGAGAAGCTTCAGCGCCTGCGCAAGTACGTCGGTGTTGCTTACTACAACATCACCGTATCGGTTTACGACTGCGACATCAAGGACCCGACAAACGACCGGTACTACTACGATGCGCTACTCGTCGGCATCACAGAGCCAGAGGGTGACTCGTCCTCAGGTGCGCCGTCAACGTTTGCCCTGACCTTCGCGATTTCGGACGTTACCTCAACTCCACGCTAATTCTAAAAGCGGTTGACATTTCTGTTGTGAGTGCTGTGATAGTTTCACGCCCATGAGTGATGCACTTTATTCAACAGAAAACAACGAGCCCACTAAGAAGAAGGCTGGTAACCGCGATATGGATGGATCAAACGTACGTGAGGACACACAACTAGCGCGTCTCCGTGAGGTAGTGAAGCGCAAGGTTGAGCGCGCCCACGTGCTCATCCCTGTTCCTGAGCGTCCGGGCGTGAGCATCAAGGTAAGCCCAAACATCACCCAGTCGCAGATGAAGAACTGGCGCAAGAACGCCGGTGAGGATTCGCGCAATGGCCTTGATGGCACAAAGTTTGCGTGCCTTGTCATCGGCCACACGACCACCGGTATCTACATTGATGATGAAGAGGTTTTTGACGAAAGCGGCAATTACCTTAACTTTGCCCATCCGCTGATCCTGGAGATGACCGATACGACGCGTCCTGTTCCGGATGCAGTCCGGGCGATGTTCAGCGTTGACCCACACATTGAGTCCGCTGCTCTTGCCATTCTTGACGCCGCTGGCTACTCGGACACGGTGGCAGCCGTGGACCCTACGAAGGAGTCTTCGACGAACTAGTCGAAGATTCTTTAGTAACAACAGCGGCGAGGATTGCCGAGCTGTTTCATATAAATCCGATTGACATCCTTGATCTTGACGATACTAACTATCTCCTGATTTTGGCTTGTGCTAAAGTTATTGCCAACGACCGCGAAGAGCAAGAGCGCAAGTCTAGGAGTCAGTAGGGACACCTACACAGCTCGGCGCCTTACACTCACGTGATTTATTCACAGAGGTGTTAGATGGCTGACGAAAAAGTAGACATAAAGCTCAAAGTTGAGGTAATTGACCGAGAGCTCAAAGGTCTCATTGCCAAGGTCAAGGCTCTTGAAGCCATGGAGCGCCGACTTGCCAGCGGTCGCTCAATGCAGAGATACTCAAACAACTCTTCCCGCTCGCTTACCGACATGGCAAGGAAGATGACTCGTTCGTTTGACTTCGTTGATAGCGCCATCAAGGCAACGGGAAAACTACTGAGCGGGTTTCTCAAGGTGGCGCTCAAGGGCGTCATCATTGAAATGGGTCTTCTTTCCATTGCATTGGTGGGCGTGCATGCCCTATTTGCATCAGGGAGATTTTTGATAAAGGCATATCACGGCGTGATGAAACTCATAGCCGGTGGAGCGGCTGTCGCGGGTGCCGCAATAGCGGCGGTATCGGCAGCAATTCGCGAGCAGCAAGCAGCAATGTTTGCCTATCGCGGCAAGGGTGCTCCGCAATTTGGTTCGGCAATGAACCAGACAAGAATGGCGATGCGCAACCTACAGACTGACGCAAGCCTTGCAAGCCTCGGTGTAGAAACGCTCAATAAAGCATTCGGCGTTATGTCCAAGACGATGAACGTCAATCAAATAAACGCATCAGGTCGTGCAATCAAAGCACTCATGGACTTTGGTTCTGCTGGTCAGGACCCAGCGCAGTCAATCGAAAGTGTTGCCGAGGTAATTGCCGCCCTGTCCAACCAAGAAAAAAGCGTAAATGACGTAATTGCAGCGGCCAAGAAACTTGGTCCGGAGATGCAAAAAGCACTCAAGGATGCAAAAGTCAAGACCAAAAAAGATTTTGAGGAATTGCTTTTCTCTGGCAAGTTAGCGGAGATGGGTGGGGTGGCTGGTCAGTTTGACGCAGTGAACAACACGCTCATCAATGTCCTTAAGTCGTATTTCACCCAAGTACGCGGAGCATTTGCTGATTTCGGTGACCAGTTCATAGAGCCGCTAAAAGTTGGATTTCAGCAGATGTTTTGGGCCATCCAAGATGGTTTGGTTCGCATGGGTGCCGTCATTGGCCAGACCATTGGTTTTGATGGCTTGATTAATGGCACCGTACGCATGGTCGAGAAGGTTACGGATTTTACGGTAAACATGATGCGCAAGTACCTACCTAGCGTGAATGGAATGTTTGAGCGTCTTGGCGAACTATGGAACTCATTTACCCGTGGCTGGAACATCTTCTTTGACAAGTTGCGACCACTTGAGAAAGGGGCAAACTCCCTGTATGCGGCGCTACGCCCAATTTGGGAATCAATTAAAGATGGGGCACAGAACCTATTCCTTTTCAAGGATTTGCTAACCGGAAACGCCGAGGTTGCAGTTGAATTCGGGGAGCGCATAGCAGGATTCATTGACAGCATTTCTGAGTTGTTCATGAATCTAAAGAAAATATTCTTTGAGATCGCGCCGTTCATCAACGATGTTCTGTCTGGTCTTAACTCAATCCTAAAAATTATCAGTAAGTTGCTTACATCTGGCGTTGGTAAAGGTTTCTCTTCTGCGCTAGCACCGCTGCTTGCGTTCTCTGTTTTTGGTCGGGCCATGGGCGGAACCAGAGGCTTGCTCACTCAGGCAACACCTGGACTGCGCAATTCATTCCTCCAGAAACAGGCTGGAGCGATGAGCACGGCCTCCATGACGGTCAACGCAGCACAAGTAACAATTGCCGGAGGCTTGCCGTTTGGTCCAGGTCGCGCTCCCGGAGTACCAGCTGGAGTGGCTCCCTCTCCTATGGCGCCTCCGCCCAGCACCGGTGGTGGTGGCGGTAGCGCAACACTTGCCAGTGGAGGCTCGGCTGCGCATGGAATGGGCATAAAGGCGTTTGGGGAAGAACTTAAGGGAAGCGCCAAAACAGTACGAGACGTGCACGGTCTGCGAGATGTCTCCAAAGACGCGCGAAAAGCAAGTGAAGCGCGCTTTAAAGAGGGTGACACTTTGCGTTCCGGTGGTCCGTACCGCCCACCAATTGCATATATGGGATCACAGGACCCAACTCTAGGTCTTGCTGGCCATATGAAAATGGGTGCACTTACCACCATGTCGCCAGGCGTAAGAAGGCAACGGATATTTGGGGCAGGGTCGCCATCTGGCATGCTTGCAAAAGGAGGTCTTGCTGCAACGAAAGTTGGATTTGGTATTCGCGGCGCCTTGGCTGGGATTAAAAACTATGCATATGCTGGTGGGTATAACCCTGAAAAGGGAGAATTCGCACAGCTTTATGATATTCCTGTTTTAGGAGATGACGGACGACCAACAGGTGAAATGTTGCCAGGTCTCAAAACAAAACTACAAGCCACATACGATGAAGACCCACGTCGGCAGATGGGTAAATTTGGGAAAGCTTCTGCTTATCTTGCGCACAGACGGCGCATGATGCGGATGAATCGCACCGAAACGAAACTGGGTCGGATGAATCAGCGTTTTGCCGGTAGTGCTGGTGGTCGTCTAGGTACCTCCATGGGATTGTCCCTCGCGAGCCAATATGCCCCAGAAGAGATGCGCGGAGCGATGGCACTGGGAGGAATGGCTGCCCAATTTGACCCACGGCTAGGTCTTGCGGTTGCTGGAGTTGGCGGTGCGTTATCGGCAAAAAGTTCCGGAATGGGTGCACTTGCTGGTGCTGCAGGCGGTGCGCAAATCGGAATGATTTTTGGTCCAATGGGCGCCGCAGTTGGCGCTGGTATTGGCGCTCTGGCTGGAGCAATCTCTGGTCACATTAGGGGAGCCAACGCAAAACTAGATGAGGCAAAAAACGCCGCCGTTGCAGGTCTCCAGCGTTACTATAACGAGATAATTAAAGCTGGTTCATTTTCTCTTTCCGAAAACGCCGAACGAGTTAAAGCCGGTAAACGCGTTGGCGGTCGTGGGGTTTTTCAAGGTTTTGCAGAGCAAATGAAAACGGGCAAAGCAGGCGCATTTGAGTTTGTCAGAAGCGAATTTGGAAAAGGAAAACCAGGTCAATATTTTGATACACAAGACTCAGATGTTTTTTATTCACAAATGGTGCAAGCAATGTACGATCAGCAAGGAACAGGCTTGCTAAAAGATGTAAGTGTAACTAAAAAAGAACTTGATGCGGCACTCAAGAACGAGGATACAGCCGCTGAATTTATTGAAGCACGCACTGGCTTTGCAACACGCAACCGAATAAAAGGTAGTTTTGACGAGAACCTTACACAAAGCGACATAATTAAAAATATGGCATCTGAATCACGTGGTGCAACACAAAGCCACCTGGAGTACAACAAAGCATTAGATGCTGTAGGCGCGCAGACAAATATGCGTATTGCTGAGTTAGGGAAAATAAGCGGAAAATCAGGAGCAGAGTTGGAAGTTCTTGCGCAGGAACTTGGCGTAAACCTATATGACCCAACGATCAAATTTACTGATCTTATTGCCAAACTTGGCTTGACGATGCTAAGGACGTCAGCGCAAATCAATGACGCCATGACCGACATTGTCATGGCTGGAGCCAATGCCTTCCGCAAACGAAGAGAACAACGAGAGGCGCAGGCAGCAGCAGACGCTTCAACCGAAAAACTGCGTGCACAATTGGATAGCGGTCTTACTGGTGATGCACGGCAGGAGGCCATTGACGAATATGGCGAAAACATCTTTGCCCAAAATCTCGCGCTTGCTGGCGGCGATCCGGTCGCCGCTTATTTTTTGACGCAAGGGCAATTTGGCGCTGGTGAAAATGCTGGAGTATTTGCCGAAGGAGAAGCGCTTGCTGGGTACGGGAAAGAACTATCGGGCCAATTTGCGCAACCGCTCGCAACAATGCGAACTGACACAAACAAACTTATGGCCGAGCAAGTTCAGGGTCTTCTTGGCACGGGAGGTCAATTTGGGGATCTTTCGCAAATTGAAAGCCAGGTAGCAAAACTTTCTGACGCCCAGCTGAAAGCATTGTTTGAGTATTCACAGAAAGGAGGAAACTTTGCAAAAATAGAGGGTGATAAAGAAGCCATAGCCAGTGTGCTCAAGACACTTAATCTTGAGGGTGTAAAATTTGACAAGATGTCAGACGAGACAGACAAAGTTGCAAATGCCTACGCTGACGGAAGCAAAGATTTTAAAGATGGCGTAGATCAATTCAAGGCCGCAACGGAAAAGATTTTTGCAAACTACTCACAACGCCCTGAGTGGTTTAGCAAAGAAGCGTTTGAGGCTCTTTTTGGAGATACTTCAACACCACGCGGTGACACCACTTCAAGCAGACTTTCACAGACGATGGCGCGCCATGCTGCATTTGACGGAATGCTTACCGGCAATAGGACTGTCACTTCCTCGTACCGCACGATGGGTCTTGGGTCAATCAACTCAGATCACGTAATGGGCCGTGCGTATGATCTGACCGGCCAGAATCTTGGTCAATATGCAAAACTCGTTCACGACAACGGTGGATTTGCCGAGTTCCACGGAACCCTTGCGAACAGACACCTCCACGTAGTGCCCGGTATCGGCGACACGGCCATGCCAGCAGTTCCCATGCAGGTGATGAACCAGCCGGCAAGCGGCAAGGGCGGCGGAAATACCTACAACATTGAAATCAATGGCACCAACCAGTCGCCAGAACAAATAGCAAATATGGTCGTCGCAAAAATTGACCAGCGTGAACGTTCAATGTCTGAGAGGTCATAATGGCACTGAATGACATTTACCTTTTCACTGTTGGCTACACCAGTTCGGATGAGGGGAGCCTTAAGCCGAATTATCCAATCAAACAAAAGTACCGACAGGTATCCAATACCTTGACGCCACTTTTTCCGGAGTCATATCAGCTCGTTTCAAGTGACAAATTTTGGTTTCCTTTTGATGAGATAACAGTCAATGACGAAAGTCACATATCATATACAACTGGGGATGAGTTCACGTTTGATCTTGATGCTCCGGTAAGGAATATTGTCTATTCGTCACCCTCTACACGAAAAACAAAACATCAAGATTTCCCATCCAGAACAAAGATAATTTACGCAAATGAAATCTACGAAGCTACTGATTTCTTCTTCAACTGGGTTGATACCGGATTTAGCGAATCTTTGAATCCGTACTCATCTTCCCAGGTGCGCAAATGGAGGATATTTGACGACAATCCCAACACATGGTCGTCCTTTTGGTATGAACCAACGCAATCACGTTTCTATCCGCTGCCAGATACTGATGCCATAAACGTTGTGCCAGATAGGAACTCATTTGCCGCAACAAGGTGGGACCTGTTTACGGGTGATTCGCAGGGCATTGACCTGAGTACATTTTCGCTGCGTAAAGTGGACGAACTGGTATCGGTTGGGTCTTCGCTTGAATCCGCCAAGACGTCCGTGCGGAACGAGGAAGAGAAAATAATCTCACGCATCTATGGGGCAACCCAGGGATCACAAGTAAGTGTCTTCAGCCAATCAGCAACAGACGCAAGAGATCTGGTTGACAACGGATACGCCGGGTCCCCAACCACTGCTGTTGTCATCAAGTCTTCAGGCGGTGCGGAAGGTGAGGGCGGTGGAGGGACATCGGACACTCCACAAATGGTCCAAACTGTTGATGGCCCTTCGGGACAATCGCTGGAGAGGTTTGTGTTTCATTACCGACCTAACAGCGTGAACTACGCCAATATAGGAGCGGAGTGGACCGAGATTCCGCGAGTCAACAACTCGCCATTGCTTGATTTCCGCAACTTCAAATTGATGAAGATCAGCTTTGAATTCTTGGTCGGCGACAACAACAACATCTTCACGTCTTGTGATGAAGAGATACGAAAACTCCGCAGGATGGCAACTCGCCCTGTTCCGGTTACTTTCCTAGGATTTGACAAGATGTTTAGCGAACATCTGAGCTACCCGGAATTCTCTGGTGGAACTGGCGTTCAATTTGCGATTGTTGATATGTCAATAACGTCCATTCAGCGCGCGAGAGCAGGCTCCGGATCCGAGCCGGGGTCCGGGATACAGCAGCCGACTGGAGAAATAAACAGAGCGACAATAAGCATCACACTGCAAGAGTTGCCACTTGAAACACAAGAACTCGTAAAACTTCCACTTCTACCGGACTACAAAATACCGAAAGAAGACGGCAAGAAGGATGAAGACGGACCATGCAGGAACAAGTATTCGCAAACACCAGAGGCGCTGAGGATTGTGGGTGGTGTTAATAACTATTCAAATTTTAAAAAGTATGTTTGCGGCAGGGGGATAACGTTACCCCCATCCGGCGGACTCAGATAACACCATGGCTACTTCGTTTCTTAATGACCCTTTCCTCGGTCGCTTTAGCAGTCGTGGAATAAGCGAGCGCAAGTTGTATCTTGCCGACCTCGCGAGCATCTCAAGCACAAACGGTAGACAGGACATATCTCAGTTCGTGACGCAAATGTCCGTCAACTACACAATGGACATGGCTTCGCAAATCACGTTTGAAATCGTTGATAAAGACCTGAAGATGGCGGAACGGAATTACTTCATTCTCGGGCGTGACGTAATTTACGAAACACAAACAATCAGCTCGCTTGATGCATCGTCTTCCAAGCCGACTTTCGTGAGTCAGTTGTTTGAGATCGCTCAAGTTTCGTCATCTCAGGGTCCTGGTGGAAGCGTCATGTTCAGCGTTTCCTGTTACACAAAAGCAATACAGCAGATGAAGCGCGACAAACGGATGGCGGGAACGATTAAGGGTCAAGGCACGGCATTCGTAAGAGAGGCAGCAAGACGCTATGGCCTGAAGTTCTATGGTCAGGAGACGACAAAGAAACAGACCATCACCAAAGCCAGCGGAGACAAGCAAGCGGAGTCGCTCTGGAACATCATCAAGCGCCTTGCAGATGATTCCAAGTTCGTTGTATTTGAGGTCGACGGATACCTTGTTTTTGCCTCGGAGGAATGGCTTCTTTACAAATGGGGCATTGAGTCAATCTATGAACCCAAGTTAAAGAAAGTCAACGGCATCCTGAGAACCAGCGGCAAAACCATGAAAAAGTGGGTGCCGCTGCAGTTCCCCAACTCCGGCCCTGGCTACAGGGGTCGCGACGGAATTTTCAAACTTACCGAATATCCATCTTTATCCCAGAATGAAAACGACCCATATGCAGGAGAGGGCAGTTGCACGGTGGAGCGACTAAACGCCACGCAACTAAGACCTGGCATGACGGTGTATGTCGGTCTTATTCCCAATATGTCCAACTACTACCTGATTGACAGCGTGTCATTCACGGAACTCACCCCCGATCCTGTGTCGGTCACGTTCCGCACGCCGACAAAAGACGAAGAAAAGCAAACAATCAAACTCCTCCCGCTCGGAAAACGTTACGCACAAACTTCTACCAACATTCCGCCAGCTGACTTTGCGCCAATAAAAGCAGTATCCGAGAATGCCACATCTACGTCCGGCAAGCCGGTTGTTTCTCCGGTGACAGATAGGCGAATCTTTCCTCTTCCAACAAGTTCTTCTCCGTATTCGTACCCAACGATGACCAAGGCGAACTTAACGGAAACGCTCAAATCGTTCAGGTACTTGCTTGGGTCGGATACGAGCGCAAGTACCGGGGATGAAAACTGCGTCATTTCCATTGGAAACATCAATCTCTGGGAAAGACCAGTATTGCCAACAGGGGATAGTCCGAAGAATGGCGCTGCCCTTACGCTGGAACACATGGCGATCGCATTTCAATCTGGTGGGCAGTGGCGTGCTGGAATTGTTCCACAGGTTTACACAGTGCTTGGCAGTGCAACATTCAAGACACGTGGAGAGGTGACTGCATATATAAACAGTGTCGGTGCGGCAACTTTTTTTGGAGGAACGGGCAAGCACCTTGGGATAGTAAGCGGAGCCACAAAAGAAAGAGCGCTACTGAATGCCAGGGACTATGGGTTCCTGATCAAGAGACAGCAAGAAGAAGTACTTGCAAAAAGATTCCCGGATAAAGCAAATACTCCGTGGACGATACCCAATACTGCTGGGGCGGCGGATTCCGTATGGCCGCCGTCATGATGGAGATTCAGAACACATGAGAAACAGACCAAATATCATCAACACTGAAAAAGCGTCGTCACACCCACTGGCCCCAGGTCGTTTTTATTCCGGGTCGGTTTCGTCGGTTACGCCACAGGGTCTTGTGACTGTTTCAATACCAGCGCTTGGAATTGGCGTTGGCCCTGTATTGCCGGTCGGGACGACTCCACTAAACAAACTTGCTGCCGGAGATACTGTTCATTGCACTTTTACCGATGAGTTTTTTAATAACGTCATCGTTTTTGGGTCAAGCAAAATCAAAGAGGACGTCTTTGCAAGCAAAGAACTCTTTGAGGCACTGATTGACAGGGTTGACCAATTGGAGAGCCAACTTGATGCACTCCAGTCGGCATTTGAAGGACACGGACACTAGGAGCGACCATGGACATGATGGCATTTCCACTTCGATTTGATTCGACTGGATTGAAGAAACTCAAGGAAGGAACCAGCGAGTACTACACGCAATTGCTTTCCATCTGCCTGCTCACTGAACCATTGACACATCCATTTACGCCACAATTCGGCGCCAGTGACCCGGCCTTCCGGAACATTGACAAAGGTCTGTTCGTCCTTAATGCATCGCGGTACGTACCAGAGGTTCGCATCACGAGTCTGTCAACAATACCCAATGATTCTGGACTCGGCAAAACACGAGTATCATTTTCATTTGAGATCAACAATAGTTAGGAACCAAGATGCCAGCAGATTTTTCTGAATACGTTGACCTGCGTATCTTTGACAAAGAGCCGGGCGACATATATAGGGACTCAATAGAGATAGCACGCCTGTCACTACCTGACTTCTCGCTGCGTACTGGCACGCCAGAAGACGCAATGTTCCAGGCCATGTCCTACATCAGTGCGCTGAATGTTGCAGCGATAAACCGACTACCTGATCGGCTAATGGCCGGGCTTGTCTCCATGCTCGGTTTTCAGCGACAGGAGGCTGTTCCTGCCGAAATGGACGTGGAGATTACTGCTAACTCGTATGATGGCGCCCTTCTTCCTGCCGGGACGACATTCGTTCATAGGACCATCTTTGAAGACGAGGTACAGGACTACGCATTTCAGTTGACCGATCTCCTCGTGATTGACGAGGTTGACCTAGAGATTTCTCAGGATCTGCCATCCGCCTCTGCAACGGTTCGTTGTTTGCAGGGCGGAATAATACCGCCAATTTCGGCAAGCACCGAACTTCAGATAATTTCTTCTGGTACGGGAATCCAGTCGGTGATTGTCAGGGACCCGTCAAACTTTGCAAATGGCATCAATGCCGACACAGATGAGCAATACCTCTCAAAGGCAGCAACCTACTTGAGGTCGCTGAATTCATCATTGGTGCGTGCCTCGCAAATTGATGCATATCTATTGAACGCCTATCCAGAGTTTGTCAGGCGCATCAAGACATATGACCTGACAGACGGGGACGTTACCGTTGGTGACATAGGTATAAATCGCGTGAGCGACATAGTCAATACATTCCTTCAGGACGATGTAGCGACAATTGAAACCGATACGCCGCACCTTTTTGTAGTTGGTGACGTTGTGGAAATTTCAATTACAGGAAACGCTGCTAGTGCCATTTTCAATGGTCAGCACGAAATTACTGCTACTGGAGAAACGATATTCACCTTTGACAAGATTGATTCCAACTCTGCCAGTACAGCAGTAACCGGCACTGCGGAAACAGGATTTGAGGCAACCGGGTACGCAACGATGTTTGCATATGGACCGAACAGATACTTGACGAGCACGGAAAAAACACAAATCCTTGCCGACGTACGTTCTCGTTCTATTGCTGGATTGACGTTTGGCATCGTAGACCCGACATTCGTAACGTTGAATGTCAGCGGTTCGGTTGTGGTTAACGAACTATTTAACGTCGAAGACGTTGAACTTGCCGTAACAAACGCACTGATTGATTACCTGAGTCCAAGCACCTTTCCGTTTGGGAATGACAGAATTCGGAAAAATCAGATTATTTCTCTTATCAGCGGAATACCGGGTGTTGTCTATGTTGATGAATTAGCGCTGGCACCAACCGGCAATGACTGGTTGCCACAACTTGGCGACGACCTGTTGTTCAGGAAAAAGGGCACGCTGCCATCAATAGTCGCCGAAGACATTGAAATTGTTTACACAATATTGGACCTTGACTGATGGCGCGTGTAACTAATTTTTTATCGCGTGCAAACGCACTGCTGAATACCGATGCAAACTTTCGCCCGATACCAATTGCGTCTTTTTCGTGCGGATGGACATCCACGAATTCCGCATCTACCATTGTGTCTAATCCTGTCGCCGTAAACACTAGATACTCAATACAATACGCTCCGTCGTCTGCCGGGGAAGTGGTAATTGAGTTGGTTGACGTGCCGCTCGTTTTCACTGACAATGAACGATTCCTGTCGTTCAATGCAAAAATTCGCGGCGTGTCTTCATTTACCACGAGCACATCACTCTTTATTGATGGTGATGATTCCGAAATAGAGCCGAACAGCCAGACCCATGGTGCTGGTTTTTTTTCGTCCGTTCATTCAAACGTAGTGCTTGTTGAAGACATTCTTGATTCACGTACTGCAACGATACGTATCTCCGTAACTGCGCACAGTGGAAATACTTTGTTTTTCACCAATCCACACTTAATTGATAATGACGCCTTTTTTGACAACTTCTTTGTCAACTCAGCGGTCGAGTATCTTCCAGATTTCTACTTTGAGATTGACTCGGCGCAGAACAATCCAACCTTTCCGTTCTTTAAGTTGCTTGACGCACTGACAACAGTTGCCGGAGACACCAACCGCGAGTATGGAGCAATATTCGGGTTTGAATCAGAGGAGCTTCGCTCCCAAGACGCGAAGACGGAGTACTGGGGCACCAGCGCACTGGTTTCGCCGAGCTCGGTGCGAGACGAATACATTCCTTGGCTTTCTCAATTTGCCGGAAACTCAATCCACAGGAACTTCCTGCTCAGCGACAACACCCTGTACTTCAACAACACCCAACTTGAACGGGATTTTATTGAGTGGCAGATGCAGACGAGTTTCTTTGGTCGTGGCGCGGGAACCAGACGAGCAATGATGGATGCGGGCAGGCAGGTCTTGATCCGCACCAAAAACAATGAACCGTCAAGTCGCTCAATTGCGCTGACACAGAAATTTGGTGGTGATCCATTCGCCATCAAGATTCAAACGCTGACCAACGAAACAATTGACGCAGAGGACGGCGAGTCAAGCGAGCTGGTTCTGAAGGTAGTGAATCTTGCCAAACCGATTGGATACAGCGTTACACACGTCGCTGTTGATGAGTTTTTCTTTACTCTTGACGACCTGACACTTGGTGTCATTGGCGAACAAAGAGTTGAGTAATATTGGTTGCTAATCAAGGAGTAATTTGAATGGCTGGCGAAGGAATTAAACTTTTTCTATCTGGTGACGTACTGACGGCATCCGATCTCAATGGATACCTCATGGACCAGGTGGTGTCCGTGTTTGACGATGCCACGGATCGGAACAACGCGTTCGGAGACGGCATTCCAGTTGCCAACGGTGGAAGCGGCAAGCCGCTGCTTACCGCTGGTCGGTTCTGCTACCTGCTGGACCTGCAAGAAGTCCAGTACTACAACGGCTCAACATGGCAAGCTGCCTCACAGTTCTCAATTGAAAATGGGTCAATCACAGAGGTAAAACTCGCTTCCAATGCCGTGACAGCATCAAAAATTGCCAGTGACGCAGTTATTGAAGCAAAACTCGCCAGCGGTGCAGTAACGGAGTCAAAAATAGGCAGCAGCGCAGTGACGGAAGCCAAGATCGCAACTGGCGCCGTGACGTCGGCAAAAATAGCTGATGGAACAATTGTCGATGCTGACATCAATGCGTCTGCTGCAATTGCCGATACAAAACTCGCAACAATCACGACAGCGGATAAGGTCTCTGTATCTGCAATAAATCTTGATGGGGCAACAGACATTGGCGCGGCACTTGCAGATGCAGACCTATTCCTCGTGGATGACGGTGGCGCGGGGACGAACAGAAAAGCAGCCGCGACACGCATCAGTACATACGTATTTGGAAAAGTCTCTGGTGACATAACGATTGACAGTTCTGGCGTTGCGTCTTTGACAAATGACGTAACGAACCTGGATGATCTTGGTGACGTGAATGCTTCGGCGCCAGGAACGAGTCAGGTACTAATGTGGACTGGGTCACAGTGGCAAGCACAGACAATTCCACTCAGTCCACCAGACGATGATCAACCGGTCCTCGCTTCAAGAATATTCAGGTAGGAGAACAAAATGGCAACATTTGCAAAGACGGTCCTTAGCGGTTCGACAAACGCCAGGCCCATTAAGGTCGCCCAGACAACGACGCCAGGAACATCAATTCACCAGGGGTCATCGTCAACCTCCGTGCTTCACGAAGTTTGGCTATATGCAATGAATACGCACACGTCGGCACTTGTGCTTACTGTTGAGTGGGGTGGAACAACCAACCCTGACGACAGAATCATCCTGACCGTTCCAGCGCAATCTGGCCTGGTTCTTGTCGCCCCAGGTCTGCTTGTCCCGGGTAACGCAACACCGTTGCATGTTCGTGCATTTTGCCCTTCCGCAAACCTCATCACCATCACTGGTTTCGTAAATACAATTACCTCATAACATGCTTGCGTATCAGAATCAGCGGCTCTATCCGTCAATGCCGGTTGCTGGCTTTGACAAGCGCGTCTACTGTGAGGGTGGGAGCACCGCCGTACGAAATGGCATGCGGTACCACGTATTTACATCAAGTGGGACACTGACAGTTGTTCGCGGTGGCACTATATATGCAATGATAGTTGCCGCTGGAGGAGGCACAAGATCTCACAACACCGGTACTGGTTTCGGTACCGGTGCCGGTGGCGGTGGCGGTCTTGCAAATTATCTTCCCGTTGTGGTTCCTGAAGGCTCCTACCAAACGATACTGATTGGGCAAGCATCGCTCAACTCACGTGGTGGCGATTCTTCCATTACGTGTCTTCGACCAGCAACACTTACCGGCGGCGGAACATCTGGGAACAGCCAATATGCCGACGGACAGCAAAATGGCGGTAGTGGTGGCGGAATAAATTATCAATGGGAGGTATATGGTGGCGCTGTTGGAATCGGAAATACACCAGCATTTATTCCATCACAAGGTAATAACGGCGCATACGCTTCATTGGGATCTACAGGTGGAGGCGGTGGCGGTTTTTCGGCTGCGGCCAACGGAAGAGCTGGTGGACAAGGTCTTGCACTTGATTCTGATACACTTTCACTTGGCGCATTGATAAACAATAATACTCATTTTTCATCTGGTGGCGGAGGAGCGGGTGATCCCCAATTGGGAGGAAGCCCAGGAACTGGCGGTACTGGCGCAGGGAATGGCTCATATGGAAACGATGCAACATCAGCAACCATGTATGGTTGTGGCGCCGGCGGCGGACCCAATTCTCTTGGTGCTGCAACCAGTGGATATCAGGGCATAGTAATAATTCGTTATCCGGTGAATTAATATGACAGTTTCAATTGCAAAGATCGAAAATAACACTATTGTCAATATTATTGTTGGGTCAGACAATTGGGAAAAAATGTTTTCCAGAGATTTTGGATATTATCCAATTGAAGAATTAACTGGAGAAATTGTAATTGGAGCAACAAGGTCGGAAGATGGCAATGAATTCATGCCGCCCGAATATTTGACGGAACCACCACTAACTAAGTGAATACCAGCCGTCTTCCCACAAAGTGAGAAGACGACGGAAATAGGCGTCATATCTGAGTTGGACTGCTTGCAGGCTGTAATTGTTCATCGCATGATTACGCACAGCCCGACGGTCCAAGTGCCGTGACTGATATGCCGCCGACACGAACTCCTTCATCGTCCGGCACCTGAACCCAGATACACCGTTCTGCACGGTTTCGGTGAATGCACCCCAGTCGGTCGTGATCGTTGGCGTGCCACACATCTGTGATTCAATGACGACAGTGCCAAATGGCTCCACATAGATTGTCGGGGCAAATGACGCAATTGCGTGACCAAACAGTTCCGCACGCCGCTCTGGTCCGACAACTCCGACATAGGTTCCGTAATCCGGCGGAGTGCCCTGACCGGCGATGAGCAGTTTCTTACCCATGTACTTGCAGACATCTGCCGCAATCTGGTAACCCTTTCGCTCCGTGAGCCGACCCATGAACAGGTAGTAGTCGTCCGGTTCTGCGACAAACGGAAACAACTCTGGCTCAATGTACGCAGGAATCACATCGTCAAAGAACTTACCATCAACGGCATTCGGGTTCCCCTGAAGCGCCCCATAGACAGTGTGCATCCAGGCGTAGGACTCAAACACCTTGTACTTGGCGAACACACCGCCATAGCCAATCCCGAACTCCACGGTCATCATGTGCGGCAGCGAGTCGGCAATTTGCTTATTGGCAAGCCCGCCCATCACACAGATGAAATCCCGTGGTTCGGCTCGCTCTTTGATTTCGCGTGCCACGGTCGCATTGAACTTGACCCAGTGCGGCAGG